GTCCATATCGTCCTCGCCCTTTTCTGCAGCAGAAAGAGCTGCAGCATCAGTTGTTGCTGGGGCCATCCCTCCGGGCTCTAAGCCGTGCCCTAACGGACCACCAATAGCACCTACGCCCGTCTGACCAGATTGATTAGGACCACCTGGGGCTCCTGTTCCTTTCGTTCCAGGTCCAAGCACAGATGACGTATCCATCCCTAAGCCCATTGGGTTACCAACGTTAGTTGGAGTCCCGGCTCCAGCCCAGCCTACATCTGCTGCAGGCTCTTGACCTGTTGCCACTGCAGCCTGTAGCCCAGGGTCAACCGTGTTCGTTGGGGCCATTGTATCACCAAAAGGATCATCTCCCCATCCAAGATTAGGAGTGCCAAGTGCTGACATAACCCCAGAAGGAGCTGCTGCGCCTGGTCCAAACGTTTGGCCTGGTGCAGCAATTCCAGTACCTTGCCCAAACTGGCCCATATGAGATGAGCCCATTGGGTCAAAGTTTTCATTGTACCCTACTGTGCTATTCAGCCCCATTCCAGATAAACCAGTTGATGGAGCTCCAGGTGCTGGAGTTCCCAAAGAAGGCATTGCGCCAATAGCTGCATCTAATGCATCAATTGCCTGAGCGAATGAATCAGCTGCTGTGCCAGCATGCTGAGATCCCATAACCTGGCCTTGGGTATTAACTGATGGAGCTGTTTTTCCTCCCCAACCTCCTGGAGGAGCGTCGAAATTAAAACCATGACCCATATCTTCAGCAGCAATGGATGCTTCAATATCCCCCAAGCCTCCTGATAAATCTCCAGCAGGAGAAGCACCGCCTATAGATGGGCCTCCCATATTAGCATCAGCGCTATCATCGCTACTAGCAGGGCCAGAGGCGTTTCCAGCCGTGCCTCCTACTGCGCCGCCGTCTACATCTGCACTGCCATCATTATTGCCCCATCCCATACTATCTCTCCCGTCTATTCCCTAAGTTATCTATCTTTACAGATAAAGATTTAAGCATATCTTTGATCTCACTGAATTGCTCGCTATGCCTGGTGTCAGTACGATCCATTCTTTCAGACAGACTTTTAATATCCATATTGTTTACTACAGTTTCTTTTTCAATACCTGTAACATATGTAAAGAACCCAACCGCTATTGCTAGGGTCGTAAATAAATGAGAGACACTCAAGCTTTTTGACATATGCCAGCCTGTGCTCTGTCTTCGTTCTTCCATATTACACTCCTAACTTCGGCTGCTCTTCAGGGTCTGGCTGTTTAGCTGGGCGGCTTTCCGCCTCAGTTGGTAATAAAACATCCTTTGCTGTCATAAAGACACATGACATATTAAGATTCGGATTACCTAATATGATAGTAGACGAAGGATTGTTTTTATTTTCTGTAATAATCATAAACAATGGAAGCGGTCTATCAACAGAGATTTTCACAGTATAAGCTGGTACTTCATTATACTTTTCCATTAGCTCAAGTATTAGATACTCAGGCCCACCTTTCGTACACAGCACCTTCATTGGTACTATTGTAGCGAATGGTTCTGTTTTACTAGCGTATGATTCATCGGGTGAGAAAGCAAAAAACAACCACAATGATAGAACAGCTAGCTTTAGTAACCCCATTTATATTTCTCAGTACGCCTTTGGGGGAGCTTTCTTAACTTTCTTTCCAGTCTTAGATGCGTAGATCTTAGCCTTCTTCTTTCCGGCTGCTGTATATGCGAACTTCTTTGTACCTACTTTTGGCATCAGTTAGCTCCTAAAAAGCAAAGCGGTTTTTATATTTTCAATCTTACTAGAGACTGTGCCCACCATCACAAAAGGAAGAACCGCATGAATCAGAGAAACATACGACAGAATATTAAGCATACAAAATAATTTAAAACTAAAAAACATATGGCTAAGATATGATTCTTCAGTTTCTTTTAAGTGACTAAAATTCATTAATGCAATTGCTCCTTAACCTCTTCGATTATTTCAACTTCCAGTTTGCTAAGTATATCTTTTACATCTACAGACTTTGTAACCTCAATCTTGTGTTCTTTAACTTCCTTGACATCCTTCTCCTGCTTAGAGTAAGCAGACCTATAGTTAAACTTATTAACCATAAGAAAAGAATAGAGAGCTGTATTGAATGATTTGTTCTCTACGTTCTCCCTACCAAGCTGTACCCAAAAGGATTCAGAAGATTCTAATCCTAACTGAGCGGCTTCCTGAAAGTCTTTCTTTCTCTCATCCTTAAGCCATCTATACCAGGTAGACTTATTAATCCCCAAAAACTTACAGCACTCAACAATAGATGCGCCCTTATCAAACATCTCTCCTATGGCCTTCTTACTTTTAGAATTCCATACGGAAGAGTGAACTACCTCTCCCTGTCTTTTTCGCGGCTTATTCATCAGTTTGTTATAAAGTCAATAATAAGTTTACCATCTAGATGATCCACCTCATGCTGAACACAATATGAATCTACATCATTAAATTCCTGCTTAACCTCAACACCATTGATATCTGTATATTCCACCACTACAAGCTCCGATCTGGTAACAGGTATTCGCATACCCGGAACAGACAAACAAGCTTCTGATGTTCTGGTTTTACCAGTACGTTCAATGATAGAAGGGTTAAGCATTACATATAAATCATCTCTATCCTCAGATGTATCCATGACAATCATTCTTTTGTGACTGTCCACCTGAGTCGCGGCGAGCCCTATGCCCTCATTCTTATACATAGTGTACGCCATATCTTGAGCAAGGCCAACTACACCTGAAGATATCTGTTTTATCTTCTTTGCTTTCTTCCTAAGTCTTGCATCAGGGAACTCTAGGATATCAAGTTCCTTCATTTGTTATTTATGCTTTTTTCTTTTTGCCAATCTTATGGTTATAAGCTTTCAGGACCTTAGCCCTCTTAGCGTCAGTAGTTGCTGCCGACATATGCTTAGTTTTCCAAGCATCGGCTTCCTTTTTCTTAGCCCCTGTCTTCATAGAGCCATGTTGGGTTTTGCCTAAATTAGCAACCTTCTTTCCTTCAGAAACATGAGACTTCATAGTATCACTAGACTTGCCCTTTTTAAAAGAAGACTTAGCAATAGACTTTCTTTCAGCCTTTTCACCCGCGCTAGCCCCAAGCTTCTTCAGATAGGTAGTTTGCTGCTTCCTTACCCCCGCATCCTTACTTAAGGCATCAGATCCCTTCAGGCTTTTCTTTGGGGCTACAGCCATACCGGCTCCCTTCCATGCAGAACTCTTCCTTACGTTAGATCTGACAGCCTTTTTGAGCTTATCCTTATCTTCGAGTGATAGTTTAGACTTAATCTTCTTAGTAGCCATAGTATTCTCTTATTAGTTAAATTGGAAGGACGACCCACATCCACAAGAACTTGTATTTTTTACACTAAAATTAAATGTAGGCTGAAATACATCAGTCTTCCAGTCCAGAGTTGCCTCTAATAAATACTCTTCCGAGATGGAATCCACAGCTATGTTGTGAGTTATCCATATATCTTTTGGGTCTTGTTCTATTTCCTTCTTCATACCTATCTTGAACCCAGAACATCCACCTCCATCTACACTTATCCTTAGAAATTCCGAATCCTTTAGTATCAAGTCCACCTGGTTCTGTGCTTTCGCGGTTATATCCATTCATACTCAATAATATTATTACAGTAACTTAAGTATACTCTTACCATTAGAGATTCTATACTTATCTATCAGCCCTATTATTAATTATATCCACCTACCAGAGGAATTCCCTCCCTTCCTATAATACATACTAGCCCTATCCTCCAATAGGAGAGTGAGGAACATACGCCCTCATTACTATTATACCATATTAGGGTGTTTTTATAGGGCCAATTGTGTACCTTTTTGAAATTAATTTCAATTATTTTGCAATTAAATAGATATTTAAGTAGAATCCTATAAAAAATTGCTAAAAAAATTACTACTGGGGTAGATATATAGCGCTTAATGTTCCATTAGAGATGCCTCTATGTGCGTGTATACGGGTTTTTATTAATATGTATGGGGGGTTGCATCGTTCCGTCTAAAGGTTGGAACGTCTCAGATGAAGCCGTCGGAGTACCTTCCAAATCGAAAAAGCCCACAGGTTGTAGGGGTTTACTGGTAGGGGTGTGGTATAAAAACTACTTGACAATTGAGGCCAGATGCCCGATAATGGTCGTGTTGATGATGAATGATGCTCTAATAAGAGAGTGTCGCATGTGTCAACGGAGAATACGCTTATCGCAGATTAACAGGAGAAATCACAATGACTGAACCGCTCTCAATGCGTGAGAAAAGGTTGGCACTCAAAAAAGAGGGTTTTCTCTCTCATGAGATTGCTGACGAAATGGAAGCATACGCAAAAGAACTGGGATTGTCAACAGAACGCCGACTCGCCCCTCAAAAGGCGCCCACTGCTAAAATGGGTGTCTCGGGTAAGGAAAGGCCTAGAATGGGTCTTTTTGTTAGCCAGGGTACTTTGATGGCGTCGCATGGCAAAAGAGCACGATGGCAATAAAGTTTAGTGGCAAGATATACAATCCCTTGCATGGGGTAGGGGATTGCAATCTAATCACTAAGATAGGGGGTGCAGTAACAGCAAGATATTCGTTGACGCAATAGAGCATGATAATTACCCAGAGATAGACTGTGAGTTGTTGGGTAGGGTTAGGCACCTAGTCGATGTTCGGGCAGAGTTTGGACATATCCCGCTAGTTGTGGGGACTAACTACCCGGGTAATGACTATATGTCAATCTCATACCAGCAGATCGGTGAGATTTCTGATTATCAATGGCAAGCTTTACCATTGTATCGTAAGTCATGCGTGTGCTGTAAATAAGCGGTTATATCAGTGTGGTCTGAGGGCCACACGAATATACTCGTTGCTTGAGTGTACGGGAGTCGCCCTAATCTGGCGCAGTCGGAAAGTACCGACCAACCGTTATCGAGCCGGAAAGGCCGCGTGGAGAGATCTGCGGAAAATAGGATTCGTGTCACGGACAAACCATGTTTGTGGTTGATGTGAACGGAGCCGAGATTGCTTGCTGTTTTGTGGTATTTCGGGGACTCATTCATAGACTGCTACTAATGACTTGGTGGAACGGGCAGACCTGGGCTGAGCCAGGCTGAACGGAGGGCATCTGCGGGGGAGGTCTGACAACCTTACGCCCAGTACAGCACCTCCGGACACGCTGAACGCGTATAAGTTGACAAGCCACTCTGTGGGATACGCCTATAGTTAAGACCTTTTTTCCTTATGGGAACAGAATGTTCTGTTTCATTCAACCCTTAAGGGAGATTTAGTCCTATGAGTATCGGTGATAATTCAATCATGAAAAAAGATGAGTTGCACAAGGCTATTGATGCGGCGGTAACGAATCACCAAGATTCGATGATCGAACTGCAAATGGTTGCGACCCAGGCTGTGCTCCACGCTGTAGAGCATGGGGATACAGTGTTTGGTGCTCGTATCTATAACGGTTTGAAGGGTCGTATTGGCGATGACTTTCAGAAATGGTTCGAAGATCATGCTGGTTGTAAGTGGGAAAGCCCTGCGTTTAAGATGGTTAGGGGCGTTAAGCAAGAGAAAGATATCAACAAACTTCTCGCTACTCCGTTCTATTTGTACAAGCGTGAGCCTTTGAACAACCCGTATGATTTTGTCAAGCGATGTAATACAATGGCAAAAGACATGACGAACGAGAAGAAGTCTCCGTATATCAATCATTCTGATTCAGCTCAACAAGATGCTGTATTTCAGTTGATTTCAAGCCTTAAAACAGCTGGGTTTTCTGTTGATTCATTCAGTGAACCAAGTGTAGACAAAAAAGCCGTATCATTCTAATAATAAGGGGGCAACCTAGCGATAGGCTGTTCCCATAAGGGAAAAAGGAGATAAGTTATGACTAGAAAGGAAGCCGCACTCGCCTACTTGGTCGCTTGTCGGTACACCACCCATGAGATCAATCTTCTTTGGGAGATATTCTTTTCTGAGCTTGTGGACTATAGGCCTAAAGAATTACAGCCAAAGTTGAATTCTATCGCTCAAGCTATCTCATCTCCAGGTTGGATCGAATTTCCAGAAGGGGTTGATATACCAGAGGACTGAGCCTATGTATTTGTGTAGGTACCTACATGCCTACACTTAAAGGAGAGGGAGAAAGGTATGACGAAGACTAATTGGACTTCTGCTAGCAGCAGTTTGGATTTGTTGGGTTTAATTTATAATGACCTAGAAGCATTGCTCGATAATAAGCGAGATCATTGGGAACTCACAGAG